AGCTTACCGAGTTCAAAATAGATACTACTGTATCCAAATATTTCTGGAATATCAAATTCAATAAGTGAGATGTTCTTATACTGCTTGAATACAATATTAGAATTTGAATATATGAGTATAGTCTTGTTTATATCAGAATATATATTAACAGAGGTAATTGTATTGGTTTGAAGAGGTGGATATTGACCATTGTATATTTGTATGCGATTAATACGAGCCACTGGAGTGGTAAATCCAATGTTCAGTCTTAGCAAAGTTCCTGGGGTAAAAGTTCTAGGATACCAGTAGGTGCTCAAATCAGTATCGATTATCTTAGATGTAGTGTATAATGCGGAAAATGTAGGTCTATTATCTAAATCTTGTATAGAAGTTACAGGTATTTCTAACACTTGTTTATTCGGATTATACACGGGAACTATGCCTCTTATCTGAAGGCTGCCTGGTGTTGTTTTCATAAATATTAGACCTAGCGTAGTTATGTTTTCTAGGGATGGTGCAAGTGTGAGTTCATATAATTTTACACCTGGAGTAGAAGTATTAGTAAACGACGATATGTTAAACTCACTAAATACAGTAGTATTAGATGATCCATCTAAATTTACGGTAACGCCCGAAAACTGAGAAGATACGGTTTCAGTTACATAGACTTGAATGCTATTTATTTTACTTATATTAAGAGATGTAAATGTAAAAGGGTATTCAATTACATCTACAGTAGTAGGTTCAGATGGGTAAAATACGGTAGTTAGATTATTATCAATCAACGTATCAGTGTTAGCCGAGATGGGGTTTGATGTATCATATGTCTTTAATTCACATACCTGTGGCTGATTAGAAGAAGATTGGATTTCCAAGTATAGAGTAGATAAATTAGGCAATACCGTAATAGGTCCATATCCAACGGAATTCCCTTGAATTAATGAAGAACCTAAATCTGGGTCAAATCCTCCTGAAAGTGAATAAGACCAACTTATACCGTCAACACTTGTTACGATGGATACCTGGTTTCCTGCGAGACCAGTTCCTGATAATGCTTTACCTACAGAAATGAATACATTGCCAAAATATTCAACGGTATTACGTTGTAAGTCTCCAGATGGAGAAAACCCACTGTTTAACCAATTAATACCATCCTTACTGTATTTAATGAACGATGATCCATCTGAGGTGCTACCCACTGCTATAAACTGGTTATTTGCGAATACGATACTATTCGCAGTAAATCCTGTGATATTAGGGGGAGAACATGATGTCCAAGTAATTCCATCCTGACTGTATATTAAGGCAGATCTAAAAGGTAACGTATTATTTTGCTGCGCTATTACATATCTTCCTAATCCAAATGAGATATCATTTATCCCCGATATACTTACACCACTTAGAGGTATCCATGATGTTCCATCTGTGCTTCTTCTTATAGAAGAATTCGAAGAACCCATTGCCCAGAATATATTATTAACAAAACGAATTCTCGATATATTTTGAGAGAATTTAGTGCCCGTGTAAGTCCAATTGGTTCCATCTGTAGTTATAAAAATACTTCCATCGTTTCCACCTGCTAGAATTATATTAAGACCAGATGTCAGACTATTAAATTGTGTTCCAGTAAATCCTACAACAGAACATTCTGTCCAATTCATTCCATCAGAACTCTTCATGATTTTCTGACCGCATGCGTACCATGAGGAAAAGGTACTGACGTATTGTATAGAAGTATAGTTTGTCAGATTTATATTATTTGTTGGTATCCACTGTATTTTATCTGTGCTGTATTGTATAGAAGTTTGTGCAGAGCTACTTGCTCCTACTGCTAACCACGCCATGGCAGAAATTGTCTGCGGTATAACTTGAGAACTAGGAATTATATCATAAATAGATTGAACAAATGACCCATTATTGTATTGCTTGAAATCCACTGGTTGAATAGATGTATTTGAAAAAAGTAATTGTCTCTTATTTACGTCATTGTATAATAGAAATCCAGATGGTATATTAGAAGTATTCTGTGAATTGGGTCCATAATAGCGTATTTTACTAAATGAACTTGGCTGGCTAGAAAACTGTAGCTTAACACCATAGGTATTGGGTGTAGGAACATAATTTTGTAAGTTCATTTTCGCAGGATAGGAAGGATCCCAGCAAGTAGTAAAGTTTCCATCAATTGTATTATGAATGGTAGACATATTTAGAATAGGGTTATTGAATACATCAGAAATAGATGTTATAGTTAAGGGTTTATAAAAAATCCCATTAAATGTTGCAGTTGAAAAGGCATAATTCTCTACTGGAAGCAGAACAGGCTCTACACCAAATCCACCAGGGCCACCCAAATCATAAGCACCTGCAGCACCACCACCACCAACAATTAAGAGAGGTGTCGCAGTTAATAAATTAGATCCAGTGAATATTCCAGAAAATCCACCCCCCTGTAGAGCAAGACTATTCTGGTCTGTAAAATTCCCAAGAAGAGATGTTCCACCACCACCATATCTCGCTTGTTCATATAATTGTAGAGATCCAACTGTCTGTGTAAAAGGAGGATTATCTCTATTTCCTCCCTTACCTACAACCATGTAGAGAGTTGATATACCCCCAGGACAATCTGGGGTCGTCGTATTCAATAAATTTTGGAAGTTTATATTAACCTTTGCGTATGCCCCTGCACCTCCAGAAATATTGCTAGAATTCTGCCATGTTCCACCTCCTCCACCCCATAACCACACAGTTATATTGCTCATTGCGGGAAGAAGTTCATATTTACTAATTGTTAGATTACTATCAGCACCTAGCTGCGTATTAAAACTAAAGGATATGGAATTGAAGACCGAGCCAGATACAGAGTAATTCTGTAAGGGAGGCGCTGGATTGATTAGGTTCTTTATACAATCTGTTGTGCCACCATTCATTTGGATCACAGTACTTAATGAACTCGCATAAAATGCCGATGGATAACTCATGGATATATTTGAACAATTTATCGAAGATGCATTTACTATGTATAAAGTATCATTATATTCAGAAGTGAATGTTGTAATACTATCATCTAATGTAGATATAAACGTGCTAAAGGAAAATAAGGCATTACTATCATTTACCAAATATGGATATTCCTTGTATCCGATAGAGGGTGTATTTATAGGAATAGACTGCTCATACTGTGACTGTGTTGGTACAAACGAACCCTGGGGTCCATATTTTGCTTGAGCGCCTGCCAATAGTGTTGGCAAAATATATTCTGTTTGGGGAGATGCACCTGGAATAGTCTGTGTAGTTTGTGTATAAAATGAAGATACCGTGCTTGGATTGTATGCTAGAGGATATGCTACGAGGCTGCCCGATAAAACACTGTAAGTTAGATTATTTCCAGTCGCGCTAAATGGTATCATATAATACATAGAATTATAACTTAATAACTCAGTGACACCTGGAGTATAACCGCTTATACTTGTATCTAGCTGAGATACGAAGTTTGGGTCTTTCTGGTAACTATACCAGGTTCCATACTCAGATATAGGTAAGGCATTCGTAGAATTTGGCCCAGATATAATTGAGCTCTGAAATTTCAGTACAGTAATAGCAGAAGATAGGGTAATAAAACTAGTTGTCAAACTTAATCCACTAAATACACCTATATATTGTATTTGTAGATTGGGGTCTTCTGTAGAATATTCTGAAGTTAGTTGGTATATAGATGACTTGAAAGAAAAGGAACTTACATCGTATTGCCCATCACGGGGTAAAAATCCGATGGCATTTATCCCTCTACCAAACATTATATTACCATTAGAATTCACAGGGTATGATTTGATATAATCAGTTATATTACTAGTCCCAATGGTAGAAATAGCATTAAATGATACGAATGGGTCATCTAATTGTCGAGGAATAGAATAACCGCCATACCAGTGAACAATTTTGAGCTGGGAGGTAGACGTGCCCTTGAAACTGTAGGTATTATTTGTAAGAGGCTCTAATATTGAATTTGACGAATTTGATCCAAAATATGTGCCTTGAATTGTTTCGAAGGGTGATACATATTGAAATGAATAAGACGAAAGTGGATCAATTCTGATTCTTGTGGTTAAGTCCATAATTACGGTTCCTTCAGCAGTTGCACTATATCCAACATAATCAGTTAAATCATCAGATACACCTGAAATATCATAACCAATCGGATCACCTTGAAGAACAAGATTTACACTAAATGTCGAGCTAGTTGGGTCTAGACCCATTAAGTTTGAATTTGAAGGTAGCCTTGTAAAATCAGGGTTATAATTAGTAACAAATGGATAATTGTTAAGGTTTGACGAATTATAAGGATTAGATGTAGGATCGAAATTAATATAATCTGTTACTATCTGAACATAGCTACTGTCGTTATATGATATAACTGGAGCATATGTTGTATTTGAACAGGCGATATTATCACTTCTAAAAATTGTATAATATGTATGGCCAGAGAATGTGCTGAATTGAACAGACATAGATGCGCTTGACGAGTTCGTGGACATTACCTTGATATAATGTAAAGGGTTTTCATTCCTTGGAAATTCAAGGTCGGCCATAAATGCAGCCCTGTCATGGTAAATAAATGCCTTGAATGAATCGGGAAATAGTGTACTAATATTTCCAGGGAGAACAGATATAAATGAAAGTGATGTGTTGTTTACACAAACAGTAGAAGATATTCCAGGCGGATATGGTGCAATAAATTCAAGCTGATTGTAGTTTGACTGGGAATTCGCAGTAAAGTTTCTACTTGCAGAAAACGCATTCTGAAAAGACTGTCCAAATATAGGGCTTAGAAGGGTTTGAATATATCTGGTGTTATCCATTGACTTATTATTTGTATTGTAAACGAAATTATAAGAAATATCAAAATATTCTTGAGGGACATTATTCTTGTCCAAGTCTAATACACCTTTATATCTCCCTTGTTTATTATAGTCAGAGTAGCGATAATAGTATGGAAGAGGTAAAGTTTCCACTTGTAGTGTCTGCCTCGCAGAAGACCGAAACTTGAATATGGAGTATTGCGCAGGTAATATATTTGCTAATACATCCACACTACCAGTTGCTCTGTTTGTATTAAAAAAATAATTAGATGTGTCAATAGCTGTTTCACCAAACTGGAAATTTTTAGATAAACTATTATATGGTATCATTGACTTAGGACTATTAATAGCAGTGGTGAAGTTAGTACCTGGGTATCCACTACCAGGGGTTGTCGAGTCCATGTTTGGCCAATAAACAGGTGAATTAGAATATTTTACAACATTAGACATTACTGGAAGTTCACCCGATGTTAGATATGTGGCGGTATAACCTGTGCGAACTCCTAGAGCATTTACACCATCTTGAAAATATATTATATTATCTAAATTATTAAAAAACTGAGGGGCATATTTAGCAAATGGAATTCCAACATATTTTATTAATTGTTGTTGTAAAAACTGATACATAGCAGCATAAACGACAGTCGCCTTGCTTACCGTAGTTTGTAAAGTTGCATATGTAGCTGAAGTAATCCCTAGATCTGACAAAGCACTCGCTAAAGCAGATGCGCCAGTATTATTTATTAAATTCACCAGCGAAGTATTGAGTGTAAGTGTGGTGAAATTTACTTGGAGTGAGTTTGTATCATAAGATAACTGATATCTGTTTATAAGACTAAATCGAAATGTGTGGTTAAGTCTATATGTGTCTAATACTGAAATATTATTGTTAATGAGATATAATGCCACACTATCATCAATACCTGTCATATTAAAAATCATACGTGAATATACAGTTTCTCCAATCCCTAATAGATTATCTGGGATACTAAGGTTTAGAAATGGTTTAGCAATTGTATCTTTCTGATCCAAGAGTAGTTCGTATATTACTGGATAATAATATGCGACCTTAGATTGATCGGTTGTATAATAAGTAAGGCCTGCATAACGAGATCCCCAATAATACGATACGATAGTAGCGAGAGTAGGATTTTGAATAACTTTCGAATTCAGTGAATCATAATATGTATCTCCTGGTTGATTAAAATTAATACTATAGTCACCATTTACCGTGAAAATCTTAATAAAATCTGCGAAGCCACCTGGGAAATCGTAGAATAACGGGGTGTAATTCAATGTTGTCTGAATTTCATTTAACAAGTCGCCAATACCATATGTGCCCTGACGAATTGTTACGACCTTTGTCAAAGGTGCCCCGTTGTATGTAGCAATTGATTCGCGCCCTCTTTCCCTTATGGGCAAGTAAATATTAGACTTCGCAACACTATCACTGAAATAATAGAAACTACAGAGTAATTTAATCTGTGTCATAGAAATGGACTTCACATTTCTGTAGACACGCGGTAATTTCAATGTAAAAGTTGTAGGTTGGGGAAAAGCACTCTTATCACGATTTAGACTATCAATGAGAAAAAGCGTAGTCAAATCCGCAGTCTTTGGTGCGAAAATTTTTCCTACTTCGGTTGACTTTGGTGCATCCTGTGTCTCCAAAAATGTGCTGGGGAACAAGTATGTCTGCTCTTTAACAGATGTAGCCTGTGTATTTTTTTCAACTGGGAAAAAATAACTATTATAGGGTAGTTCGGGTGATTTTTGATATGCAAGCTGTCTAGCAAAATCTGCGAAATTAGGACCTGAGGCACTCTCTAGCGACTCATCGGACGCCACACTCGATGTATCAGATGAAGAATCATATTGTTTGTATTTTTGGGGGTCCTTCTTCTCCATGTCTACAATATGAAGGGGTTTGACTATAGTCAAGGATTCCGGGTTTAGACCTTCCGTAATAAACACGTATTCTATTCGTATTTAATAATGGCCATTAGAATAGAATATGTCAACAAATCCATATGTAGTAAATATTGTGCCATTACAAGGTATTGCCACAGGAATTACTAGTTCTTCTGATACAGCCGGTCAGATATTGAGTTTACAGGCCAATGTAGCCAATTTACAAACAATGGTAAATTATGATACTCATACGATTTCTGCAGATTTCATTACAAGTTTTACAGAGGATCAGACAATACAAATAACCGATAATATCAACTTGAGTAGTGTGTCGTTATATCAGAACGGTTCTCTGATTGGAGGAAATAATGGAACATCGTCAACTATTCAGTCTGGATTAAGTTCATTCATAACTTGTCAAAGCAGTACGCTCACATTTGTATCTGCCGGAAATAACAGGCTTCAAATAAACGAAACGGGAACTGCCGGAGTTCAAGTAAACGGGAACTTATATGTATCAGGAAACGCATATGTTACTAACTTATTTCAGACATCAGATAGAAATCTGAAGTCAGATATTCAACCTTTCACAACATGTTTAGACGACATCTTGAAACTTAAACCTTGTACATTCAAATGGAAAGAGACTGATGACAACGACATTGGATTTGTTGCGCAAGATGTTCAGAATATATGGCCATCGTTAACAGAAGGTAATACGATTGCTTATTCCCGTTTCGTTCCGTTGCTATTAGAAGGCTTGCGTGAATTACATGGACGAGTTAGTACACTAGAAGCTAGGCACCTAAGTAATTATTGAGCTTACTATATAATGGATTGTGAAAAAGGACCTTCAGATACATGTAGAGCATTAGAAATAGGCTTAGAGCCCCTTTCTTCTCGCCGTGTTATAACTCTTGCAACCGCAACTATCCATAATGAGAGCTTATTCGCGAATGGGCTCTTTCAAAATGTCTTTATCCTATATAAGCTGCTGGATTCCATGGGATATGCCCCTATTTTGTTAGTAAATGAGAAACCTAGTGACTTGAACAAGGTTCCTGCTATCTTGCGTAATGTAAGAATGGTGGTTGCGGAGGAAATTCTAAGAAATTCTATTCCTATTCATTTAAACATAGAAATCGCAATGAGTATTGACCCAGGTATGCGCAAGTACATGAGAGAAAGGGGTGGAAGAATGGTTAAATTGTATCTCGGAAATATTCTAAATATAGACATAGAAACTCCTATTTTCTATCCATCGGTTGATTTCTCGCACCATGTAACAGGAGAGTTAGATGAGATTTGGGTTTCTCCTCACTATAAACAGCATCATGAATACGCGGGTCTTATTAACAAGATTGGTCCTGCGAAAATTGCGCCCTATGTATGGGACCCTTGTATTTTAACATTAGGAGGAACGAGGCAATTCAAGTGGCGCCCAAAGTTGCAAGAGGAACATCAGGTCTTCGTTATTCTGGAACCCAATATCTCATTTCAGAAATGTTGCTTGATACCGTTACTCATTGTAGAAAAGCTTTATAGGGAGACGAAAGGAGATTACGTGGTCTTCTTAGGAAATTCCGAACGGCTACAGGCAAATCCATTTTTCACCAAGACTATTCTGCCTACACTCTCGCTATACAAGGATGATCGCTTGAAATTCAGTGGACGCAATATTATCACTAGTATAATGAATGATTATCCCTCATCTATAGCAGTAGCACACCAATGGAATAACCAGTATAACTACATGACCCTTGAATATCTGGTTTCTGGATTTCCAGTTTTACACAATGCGCCAGATTGGTCAGATGCCGGCTACTATTACGAGGGTTCTAGTATTGAAAAGGGTGTAGAAGCTTTGAAGAAAGTGATAGATTTTCATGGCTCTTCTTTAGAGCAATATGCTGCAGGCGCCGCTGCTTTACAATGGAGGCATAGCCCGTATAACCCTGAGATACATAAGGCCTGGAAAAAATTGATTGAATAAATGTTATATTATAGAAATAGAATGGAAGAACATACGATGACGCCTGAGCGCCTTGAGAAACAGCGTGAGTTTATTGAGCGTAAGCTAATATCTTGTAAGCAGTTCGATAAATACGGACTTAGATTAGTCGATCCGAATTCTGTGATTATCTCATCACTAACTGGAGAGCTACGCAATATTGTCCTTACCTTCTTTAAAGGGGGTATGTATTCTGTGAAGAAGTGTGAACACTGTGGAACGGAAAGTTCCAAGCAATTTGAGAGGGCACATAACAAGGGTATGTCTCGTAGTGATGTCGCACTTTCTGCATTAAAACGCATTCGTCCAGATGAAACTATGTCAATTAACCAGGCGGTCTTTATTAAAGCATTCATCGAGGAACACACTAAGCACCCCCTCTGGATATTGTGTAAGGGGTGTCATAAGAAATATGATACGAAGGTCTAAACATATAATTCTAATTCAAGATAAATGAAAATAGGAATAACAGTGGATATGCGGCACTCTATGTTCAGTGCGGGACATCCAAATTCCTGTATAGCTATATGTGAAGCAATGCAAGTAGGAGGCCACGAAGTATTTTTTGTAAGAAAAGATTTAGAAAAAGAATGGTGGGATGATGTGCAGCAGATCAAGGAAGAATACAATATAACAGATGTAGAAAGATGTCCTGAGTTAGATCTTATGATCGAAGTAGCATTTCATCTAACGCCGCTCCAGCGTCGAACATTAGCAAAAAAATGCGTATGGTATTGTAGGAAGCCTGCTGTTTTCACAGATATCGAGGCGACTGTCTTTGCGTGTAGAATTGAAGGACGTAATCTGGAAGAGGTTTCAGAAATATGGGTCTCAGATTTATTCAATACATCAGATGATATCGAATATCTTAAGACGCTCTATCCCTCTTTGTATGTATCATATGTGCCATGGATCTGGACACCTACAATTGTAGAGGCTCACAGAAAAGAAAAGCAAAGCCCTGTGTGGCCCCAAGTGTTAGAACACTTAGGAAAAGATGTGCCTTGGTCTCTTCATATTATGGAAACAAATGCGTCTAATACGTCATCGTGTACTCTACCATTCTTAATGTCAAAAGATGCAAAGGTTAGTCAAGTAAATGTTCACAACACGGAAATGTTAGTAAATTCTAAGTTTTTTAAAGAAAATATATTAGATAATTGCCCTTTTATAGTAAAACCTAACTTAGTAGCAAGGCAGCGCACTATTGACTGGTCTCATGAACCCATGTCTATGATAGTAAGT